CTGGTCTGAGCTTATTTAAATCTGCCAAACCATGTGTTGCATCTGCAATAGTATTTTTATAACGTCTTGAAGATGTATCTCTTTGCATTAGCCCATCAGATTGGACTCTTACATTTGCACCTCCACTTGTAGTATTATCGTAGATCCTTTGTACTCTTAAATCACCAGACGCATCTATACGAAGAGCAAGAGTTGTTCCATTGTAGAAACCCATTCCATTGCCATCAGTATTTCTCATGGTCAAACCTGCATCATCCCCAGAACTATAAATACAAGACCCTTGAGTAGCATTATCTTTTCTGGTGAGTTGCAAAACACCTGAAGTATTATTTTGGTTAGTTCCTTTTAAATCTAAAACAGGTGTTATAGCTGTGCCTCCTGCTAATGTCTGAGCTACAGGGGAAGCTGTTGATACACCTAAATTTCCAGAAGATGTAATTCTTAATTTTTCACTGCCATTAACTTTTATTGGAAAATCCGAAGGAACATCTAAAGACCCTGTGCTATCAACAGTTGCTCTGGTCGTTCCACCTGTATTTATATTGACAGTATCAGATGCAAAATTTATTCCTGTATTACTATCTGTTCCTGTCAGTGCTGGTGCGGAAGCTGATCCATCAACTCCAGAAATACCAGTTGTGCCGTTAATGTTTAAAGCCATAATTAAAGAATAACAAGTAAACTGCCAGATGGCACGGTCACAGTGACACCACTATTTATAATAGGACTAACTGTGTGTGCATTTTTTCCTGATGTTATCGTATAGTCTTGAGTTACATTAGTGTCTGATTCAAAAAATACTTCATCATTACCTCCTCCCGTAGCTCCAGCACCACCGCCAATAGATCCCCAAGCATTTGTATATCCTTCAAATTGTCCTGTGTCAGAGTTATATCTAAACTGTCCTGCTGCTGCTGCTGGTGCTCCAGATTGCCCAGGTTGCTGTGCATTATTACCAACAGGAACTTTTAAAAATCCAGTAGATGACATTGT